CCTCCGGCGCTTCCAACACCAGGAACAAATAGGCCAGGCGCGTTTGTATTAACGCTGTTGCCGTTTATATCCCATCTCCCCCCTGCGCATAGCGTACCTTTTATATATCCTTCTTGTCCTTCAATGCGCCCGTGGAATGTGCCGCTTGCAGCTTCTATGTGCCCACGGAATTTACCAACATTAAATTCAACGCTGCCATCCGGTTCAAGAGTGAATCCCAGCTTTCCTACCTGATAGTTTTCACTTTGTATCCTGCCGTTTGGCGATCTTAATATTATTGTCTGAGCGAAAAGGTTGGCTATAAAAGCTACTTCAGCTACCAATGCTTTACAGAAAACGTCTGAGAACATACCAAGCGGCGCGCCTTCTGTTATAGAACTCATAGCGTCTACGTATAGCCAGCCATAGGTAACATTTTGGGAGGGCCTCGGTCTTAGTTGCCACCCTGTAGAAGTCCACTGGTAAACGTATTGGCTTGACCACACCCCTGAAGGCCCTGCGTACCAGATCCAGTCATCAAGATTCATCTGGACGCCGTTTATTGTACCGTCAATTCTGCCGACAACGTAAAACGTACCCCTGAATCTTGGGGGAATAATCTGATCTGGAATGTCTAGCCTATCAATTAGAACTTTTGCCGCATCTTTAGCTATCCTGTCTATGGCTTGCGGAGTGGTATTTCTGGCTAGAGCCTCAAGCTGTACTTGCATATCGCTCTTTATAGTTTCTTCGATGACCCTCGGCGGTGCGTTTAATATCATAAATTAACCTCCTCTATTTCTTTCACTTGTAGTTCATGTTGTCTTAGCCACTTAATACCGTCTTTAGTAATGGCTAACATCTCGAATTCTTCAGAAATTGACTCTATGCGGTCAATCATCCATTCAAAGCCCCTTGCGGCATTGTAGATATACATAACCGCATTTACTGCTTCTTGCAGCGTACAGTGACCGATAAAATCTTTGTCGGCATTAATCGTGTCAACATACGGTTTTATTTGCCTCATGTTGCCGCATTGCCATAGCCCAGCAGAACCTTCATAGCCTATTCGCTGCCAACCCTCTTGTATTAAGCTGCGAACTGTGCATATCGTATATACGCTAGGTTGTATAAGCTCATTTTTATTATTCTTAAAATACCCTGCTACATGGATTACGAATTCAGGCTCGCCATGAGCATTATAGTAAAACTGTCTATCGCTGTAATTGCACTTATTGTCGCCGTATAATATATAATCAAGAAGCGCCTCTGCGGCTTCTCGCGGGCCATTAAAAGATTTTTTTCTACAAAATTCGTCTATTTGTCTTCCAAGGTCTAATCCCTTTAAACCTGCATAATCGCTAGCGCCACACATGGAGATGCCTATATTATTACTCATGGAATGTAATTTCTTGTAGTAACAACTCCCGACGCGCTGATAGCCCGGTAGTTCCTTGTGCGGAGTAAAATATGAACATAGCATGTCACCTAACATTATTATTCCATCCGGAACCGCCATTGTTGTAATAAAGCTCACTACACCCCCAAATAGAAAAGGTTAGGGATATCCGACAGGCTCTCCCTTATAAACGCCTCGGCTTTACCGTCTTTAGATGCGTAGCTCCTTGAAAACCCGTCATTGCCTTCGCTGGTGATTTCTTCTCCGTTTAAGGCTCCAATATAGCCCCGCTCTATTAAGCCAAAAACACACATTTTCACGCTTTCTGTAACTTCGGTTATCCTGTTAAACGTCATGTTATTTATTTTGCTTCTGGCGGCAAATTCAGCCTGTACAAATTTAGGGCTTTTAAGCTCCCCGCCCATAGCCTGGTATTCATCAAAAGTTAAATACATTGAACCCTCTTTAAAACATACTTAAAAGGAGACGGCCTGTATTCTTCAACGAAGCTATACAGACCGTGAACAAGGAAAAAAATGTGGAGTGTTTATGCTCCTTTATTGTGACACAACCCAAATATTTAACAATACTTGAATTAAATTTTTTCAAAGAAGGCTCTTCCCTTTTAGGTTGGATTGCTGTGTGGTTAACCCGCGATCAAATCTCCCACCGCTGAGGCCGTTGTCTACTATCGATTCCACAACGAATTTTAAGCCTTCAATTGAAGGCTGCCGAGAGACTTTTACCTTATCGGAAGCTCGGTTTTCTATGCTTACGTTTACCTGTACACCACCGCCAGCTTTATCATTAGACAAATTACCGATAGCCTGCATGGTGTTCTGAAACTGCTTTTGGGTTAGGACAGCTTCACCCGCTTTTAGGACAGCTGGAACTTCTCCATGCCCCTCTACAATGCCCCCTGAGTGGAATCTTGGGCGCTTAGGCTGCGATGATAGTATAGCCGCCACTTGCGCCGCTCCCATAGCCGCTACAAGACCTGCCATTATAAAGTTCTCAGGCGGAGGAGATGAAGCAAGCGCCTGTAGAACAGCCATAGCCGCGTTAGCCGTTGCCATTGTTGAATCTAGCGCCCATTTGTACATTGCGGCCTCAAATTCTTTTTGCTCTGCTTCTATCCTTATCTTTTTTTCAGCTGTAGCCCGCTCTTCATCGCTCTGGATCATCGCGTTGTTTGCTCTGATCTTCTCGTTGGTCTCATAGTCGACGCTGTTTTTCCAGATTGTAGCAATAGAAGACGCAATAGAAAATGAAGCATCAAGAAACCTCTGAACGTTGCTAAGCCGTTTCTGTAATAGCTCGTCATCCGCTCTTTCAAGCGCCTCATACAGCTCGTTATTTATGTTTAGAAGATCGGCTTTAAGGTTTTCGTCTATCTGTTCAATGGCGCTAGCGGTTTTTTCTCTTAGCGCTTTCCTTTTCTCTTCAAACTCCTTTTCAGCCTCTAAGCGCTCGGCTGAGCCTTCCTTGTATTTAGAAAGTTCGGCGGCCTGTAGCTCATCAAGGGTCTTTACCTGCTCTGCGTGGATGTTTTCTATTTCCTGTTTCTTCTCTCCGGCTATGGCAGCCTGGCGGTCTTTTGCAACTTTCGCCTCATACTCTATGGCGTCTTTTGCGGATTTATTGTGGAACCCTAACGCTTCCAGAAGGGATTCTTTTTTTATCTCTTTTAGTTTTTCTTGATGCTGTTTCTCATCCGCAAGCTCTTTCTGTTTTTTCGCCTCTTCAAGACTATCGTCGGTCATTTTTTGCAGTTGCTTAGATAAGCTTTCGTGCAGCCTGGAAAGTTCATTTATGCGCTTTTTTCGCTCTTCATCGGCTCTTTTTTGAGCCTCTTCTTTTTCCTTTTCTTTTAGGGCCCTATCATCGTAAGCTGCCCAGGAAACCTTTAACGCCGCAAATCTTTCTTTCTCGCTCTGAGCTGTGCCGTCAATATACCCCTTCGCCGCTACCAGCAGGTTTTCATAGGCTTGTAAATTAGCGTCAAGAAACTGGTTTTGAAGTTTAAGGTTACTTGTCTCGAGGTTCGTTATTGCCTGCCCCTCTTTTCTAGCGGCAATAATAGCCCTCAGCTTGTTAGCTTCTTCCGCCGTTATCTCGTTTTTTGCTTCTGCGCTGCGGATGCTTTTTCTAAGTTCCTCATCGAGGGCCTTTAAATTTTCCTCTCTAAATTTTGCGGTTTCAGCCTGTATTGTCGCTTTTTTATATTCCGCTTCCGCCGCTTTAGCAGTTTTCTCAGCTAGATCATTTTCGGTTTTTACCTGCTCTTTCGTGGTGTTGAGCAGTTCCTGGGTTTTGTTTACCTGCTCTTGAAGGGCGCTAATTGCTTTTTGCCTTGCGGCCTCCGAAGAGAACCCCATATCGGCAAGCTCAAACACCGTAAGGGACTCATAGGGCAATAGCGCATCCAGCTGGCCCTGAAACCTTCTAAGCTCTTCGGTGTATTTATTCAGATAGTCCGTTGATTCAGCGGTCCCATCTTTTATCGCTTTTTGAGCGTCCCTGTAATCTCTTGATCTTTTTAATACTTCGTTTAATTTGCCTATTTCTTCTGTCAGGCCCTGGGTAAAGCTTCTTGTTGATTCTTCCCACTCCCTACCAATAAGTATTACCAGCTCGCTAATCTCATTTTTTAAAGCCTTTACAGTCCCTGCGCCCGTCTGCATTGCCGCCGCTGCGCTTCCACTCACTTTTCCCGCTATAAAGTCTATGGCCTGCCCCGATGCTAAAGCCTCAGAGCTTAGTCCGCTTAATTCTTTGTTTAACTGTTTTGATATGCTCACTACCCCGTCATAAGTAGCGCCTAATGCCTTGGCCGCGCTGTCAAAGTCCATTATCCCTGCTGCTTCCATATCTGCGGCTGTTCTAATTATCTTTTTTATTTCTTCCTGATTTCTGTTAGTAGATGCAAGGTAGGTTTGGCTCTGCATTGTCAGATTTTTTTCTATACCGCTTATTTTTTGCATTTCATTAGCGTATTCTTTTAACTGATTGGCTGCTTTGTCGCTTAAGAGAGGGTTATTTTTCACGGTATTTTGCAATACCATTTCAATCTGCTCTTGTTTCCTCCACGCATCACCCATCTCATTTAATGCGCTTACGATTTTTTTAATTCCAGCCACAACCGCCGCCCCTGCCGCTGGCCCTAGGAGTTTTGTAAAGTCTATACTCTCCAATGTTCTATTTGTGTCGTTAGCAAATTGCTGTATGGAGTTTAGTGATTCTTTATTACTGTCTTTGATCGCTTCGGTAGCTTTATCGGCCTCGCCTTTTACAGCTTTTTCAGCATCTTTTGCGTTTTTTTCAATATTTTTTACTGATTTTTTTATCAGCTGTTCGGTTTCGCTAAGCCCTTTTCTTAATCCGGTATTGTCAACTCCGGTGTCTACCTGTACTTGCGCCTGCTCTGCCATTAAAATAACCTCTTTAATAAAGCGTTAGCCTCTCTAATTACTCTTTCTCTGCCGCCGCCATTCCAGAATCTCAATGCCCAAAACGGCCCTCTCATTGGCGCGTCTTGCCAATGTACATTCTCCCTTGTGTCATTCCAGATATTTCTACCGTTTTCGTTGCCGTAAATATCCCATATCAGTTTCCCGTCACCGAATTTGCTATTCACGTATACGCTACCACGTGTATGACCTGAATCTTTGGGTACATAATCATCGCATCCTCTGGCTATCTCACTGTCAATAAGCGTCTGTACGCGCCCGCCCTTTTGTAGACCTACGCGCTCAATAACAGCCTGAGCTTTAGGAAAGCTAACCTTAACTTTTGCCTTCAGCATTTTAATGTCTCAGAGATGCAATCAATGGCTTTTCCCTGCGCTAACTCAGTAGCTGATAATGCCGCTAACCCAGGATATATATGTACAAGTCCGTCTGTCTCTAAAACAAGAGTTTGATACAGTAGCCTTACTGCCTTTATAAAATTCATTTTGCCTTTTATAGACATCTCCGCAGCTACCGATATGACCTTTTCAATTCTTTCTTTGTCGTTACCTACCCTTACTAAATGCTCGATTGCGCCAAGTATCTCAATAATGTAAATGCCTGTTCTATCCCTTAATTCAAGCGCGAATTTCTCCAGCCGTTTTATTTGGTTATCGGTTATATATGGGCTACATCTTGCCGCTTCCTTAATGCTATTCATTAATTTTTGGTATTTTGCCCATTCATTGTTAAGGCTACCAATTACACTTACACCCCCGCTTGTTACTGCTTCAGCCAATTCCTCTACAGCATCGCTCATAAAACCTCCTTATACGCGCCTATAACCGTACCCATCCATTAATGCCTGTAGACGGATCTGTCCCAAGCTCAAATTTCATAGGTTTACCACTTATTAGACCACTTTTTAAAACTAAACAGGTTGATCCTTGGTTTTGACCGTCAAACTGGGGGAGTAAAGCTATATCAGCTTCGGTATCCGCGCCATAGCTAACCATTCTTCCGTGCCCGTTTTTCCTGTTGTTATCTTTTATGTCATCGTGTCCTTTAATCCAAAATGCCATTGCCCGCCCCTTGTTTCAGTCTATAAAAATACCCCGCTTATCGCGGGGCCATTCGTTAAACCGGCACATAGCCTAGTTTTTTGTACTCATCAACCCTGTTTTTTGGTATGAACCGGATGATGCCGTTACTAATCATCTTAACTTTGCCCGCTGGCGTGTCATTCTTGACAGGGTTCACGGGTTGATCTTCTGGCCTGGTTTGCTCTTTTCCCATGCTTTACTCCTCTATGCTGGCGTATACGCCGTCTTTCAGGGGTTCAATCACGAAAGCATCGTGAAAAATCCTGAACATGAAAATGTCTGAATCTACCATTGTCGCCGGTTCATCTTTGGATATGAATTTACCCTTGTTTGTTTTCGCTGCCTGAACCACGCTGCCGGGGTATAGAAGCAGGAAGTTGATTTTCTTTGCGGAGGGGTCAACCGTATAGCCAAACTCCATGTCGTCACCGGTTCTAAGCTGTATTAAGGTTTGGAAGCGGCTATCCGGCACATAGACAATCCTCATGCCGTTGTATGATGTCACCATCGTATTTATCGCAGCTTCGTTTGACCACATCCGCTGTAGCTCGTTGGAAAGTTTCCACTCCAAATCCTGGTTTACAAAAAGGTAGCGCCCGTCTAAAGGTACGTTCTTTTTGTTAAGGTGTACCCTTGCGCGGTCGATTTCCGGCAGTATTGCCTGGCTGCTGGTAAAGGTTATGTTTGCCTTTTCCCCCGCGCCGTTGGCGTACTTTGAAAACCTGAAAGCGTCCAATTCGGGTACCATTTGGGTTTTTGTAAAAGTATCTACTGCGTGTCCCATGGTAAGGGCTAGGGTTTCGTCATTGTCGATCCTGTCAAGCAGGATTTTCATGCCGCGATCTGTGGCAAGCTTCAGGGTTTCCCATTTTGCTTCTATGGCTCCCTGCGGGTAACCCACGTCTCTTTGATAATCGCCCAGCCCCGTTGTCTTAATCATTAAGATCTTGACTTCATCCCCGCCTGAGAAGTCTATCTGTCGACTGGCGGTTTCAAGGGGCGCGGTTAGACTGTTTTTGAGGAATAATTCCATGATTGCATTAAGATACATCGTGGACTTTTCAAGGCTGTTTAAGTGTGCTGTCGGTGGCATTTAATACTCCTTTAGTTCGGCAAACTTGCCGCTTTACGGAAAATCTGTTGCTCTCTTTCCGCATCTGTTACTGGTTTATCCCCGCCTTTTAAATCAGGCGTGGTCGAGATAGTTTGTATCTCCGGTTTTGCGAAGTATACAGGGCTTTCCTCTTTGAATTTCTTGATTGCTTCAGCCGGGTCAAGTTCGGAACGTAGCAGTTTTTCAACCGCCAATTCTGCGTAGTCCATGTTGCCGTTATTCTTCATGTAAAGATTGAAACACTTTTCTTTCTTTACTTCCTCACCGGCTTTCTTCATGTCGGCCTGTAACTGGGCGATTTGAAGTTTTGCTTCCTCATGGCTTTTGATCAGCTTGTCGTACTCGGCAAAGTCCGTTTCATAGGCTTTCATTTTGGTTTCAAGATCGGCTTTTATTTTATCTGCCTCATTTTTAGCGCGGAGCTTGCTTATGTATTCCCCCGTGCTTAAATCGGCAATATTATAGCCCTTTTCTTTAACCCAGTTAGTAAAACCCTCAAAAGTTTTCACCGTGTCTTTGTTGTCAAAAAACTCTTTCAGAAAATCCATGTATACCCCTTCAGTTTTTATGTGTCCCTGCGGACTGATAACAGGTTTTTAATTGTTGCCTGTCTACAACTGCCCCCGGTTTTTAATTGTTGCCGGGATACAACTTAATATATATTTAACCGCGACAGATACTTTAACAATATTTATTGCAGTAAAAGACCTGCATCGCGATCTATATGCATGGTTATAGGCCCCCAGCCTCTCATAGCTCCCGGCCATATACTTAGATGTTTAGCCCTGCCTTCTATCGATTTAACCTCTTTTTCCTCTGTATATTTTTGTTTTAAATGACCTGTTTCCGGCTGTATCGGCTCATGTCGTAGCGGTAACGATTGTACCGGTTTTTGAGGTTTCGGCTTATCAAGCTTATCCTCTACCCGCAGTGCCCTCGATAGCGTCGGCGCCCTCATTTGGGGAGTTATCCCCTTCAGGCAATTCCTGAGTTCCGGAGTATGCAGATTCAAGGCTCCCTCCCATTTCTGCGATCTTTGCTTCAGCTTCCTCTTTGGATTCCCCAAAATACTTCTGTCGGTATTCAACCTTGGAAAATACCCCGGCGTCTATTTCCACAAGAGACAGCTTCTTTTCTTCTCCGGTGTCCACAATAACGCTATCTTGCCAAACTATATTTACTTCGCTTGCGTCTATGGGGTTTCCTATGGCTGATGATAGTTCACATAGCGCCTTGACCAGCTTTGCAATCTCCCCTTCTAAAAACTGTTCATGGAGGCTCTTGTTTTGCATTTTTTCCGCTTCTGAGTGGACTACCATAGTAGCTGTTTGCATGGGCATAATATCAAGCGTTCCCTTACCTAGCCCCGAAGCAGCACAAGCCCAGTCTAGGCTATCATGGACTACCTTCCATATCCGCTCTGTGCGGATCTCCGGCACTACACACTCGAATAGTTGTTTTATAGGGCTATTCGAACCTTGCGCTAATGTTTGCGGCACTGTGTAGAATGTTCTGTTGTTTTCAAAAAATTGTCGCTTTTTGCCGTCGTCGCCTATCTTTTCTAGTAATAGGTCGCGCCCTATGAATGTCTTTTGGTTTCCCTCTTTGACATCGTTCCTTAATAGGTCAGCCGCTAAGTCTATATCGCCGCATGGAGCTAGGGCGTCTGCAAATATAGACGCTCCAAAAGGCAAGACATCGGTAAAATCGTTAGCGGTGTTAGGCTTAATTACGCAGTACATCTGGTTATTGAAGGTCTGTTCCTGTACCACTTTCTCAGCGCCTGTAAAATCAACGTTATCGCCCTCAACTGTCGCTATGAAGTTTTCAATTACCGCCTTTTTATTCTCGAGGCTATGTATGCTTATTGTGTATATGGATAAACCCTCTTTTTGTTCGCGTTTTATAAAGGCTACCGTTGTTATGTCGTCTTTGTCGAATTCCAATGGGTATATAGAGTCATAGCGGATTAGATCTAGCTTTACTTTACCACCGATTGTGCTTCCATAGATGCTCTCTTTATCTACGTTGGCACTTGCAAGTAATGCTGCAGTCCCTTCTGCATAACCAAAAATAGCGCCCTTATTCAGTTTGGCCCTGAAGTCTATCTGTTTTTCAAGCGCCCTGAATTTCTCGGTCTCCGCTTCATCTTTTAGTGTAACGCTAAACTGCTCAGTAAAGAGCAGGCAAGCCCATTTACTGGCAATCTGCTTGGCAACTTTCATAGACTGCCGTCTAAACTGTGTAAAAGTTTCCCCGTTAAAGTATGTGTCTTGGTTTATCCCCGGTACTTCTCCATTGTAGTAATTTTGCCATATACGGACATGTTGATCATAATTGGCCTTTAGCTTAGCCCGTGAGTAGTCCCTGCCTTTTGACTTGCCTAACCGTTCAAGCACTTCAAATATATTCACTTCAAATCCCCTTCAATATAGGCCGGTGTTTTTTTCACCGCTTCCAATGTGAAACCCTGCTTAAGTAAGCCCTCGCGCCATTGTTCAATCTCCAACTCCACCCCAGGGCCCCTTGTAAAGAATCCAGGGGCCGGGAAGTCTTTATGCCCTGTTTCCTTTTTTACCTGTCTTTCAAGCGCGTCAATTCTTGATTTATTCATCAACTCCGGATGTATAATACGACAGCTGGGCTTTTAACTGCTTCATTTCCTTTTCAGTCTCTAAAAGCCGTTGCTCAATGCTGCTTTTGACCTGCTCAGTTTCTGCAAGTCTTTTCTTTAGGTCGGCTGCATAGGGGTTATCAATATCTTTATTGTCTATAGTGGTTTTACCGGTTCCGGTTATGGCTTGCTCCATTGCGTCAAGTCTTTTTGACATTTCGCTTTCAAACATGTATTTGTCATGCTCTAGCAGTTTGCTATAGGCATAAACAAGGTTTCTGAATTTTGTATCCTCTATCCCGCCGTTGTAGTAGAGCCTCATTATTTTACTCAGGCTATCTCTTGCTTGTTTGTTGGTTTTTAGCCCTAGCCGTTTTTTCCGAGGGGTAGCTTTTTCTGTGTCTTCTATCTCCACCTAGTAAGCCTCTTTGCCTATGTAATATTTATTTTTCTGCAATGAATTAACAATATTTGGAGTACAAAAAACGCAATAAAAGGGTTTTTATCTACTGCCTCTAGCGTCAATATTATAGGTGCGTTCGGTCTTGGCCCTCATTGCATAGGGGGCTAGGGTTTCTCCCAGCTTTTCGTACCTTGCGTTTAATATCCTGATACTGGCGTTTACATCGTTTCTTTCACGCCTAAACTCAGGATCATTCCCTGCTACGTTATGCAGTATCTCTTTAACGCCTCTTTGTCGCCTTAGCTCGGTTTCTATCTGTCTCTGTAATTGGCTTGCTTGATATTTGGAGTATTTTTTGCCTTCAAACTTTATATCTGCGTGGTTGTCTTTGCGTATCTTTTCTAAATCCTCTTTACTGTGCGCTCTTTCACTTATTCCTGTAATAAAGGGTCTCCCCCGATGCCTGCAATTAAATTGGCCTATTACCCTATGGGTTAATTGGTGTGTTTCCCCGTCTGAATCAACGGCAGGCTCGTTGTTTTGCAGTTTTTCCCATTCAGAAGCGTTAAATATTTTTCCCTGCACATTTTCATGATCGGGGGCCGAGTTAAACTCTATGGACACTTCAAAAGAATCGGCCTGTAGCTCTTCCGCTAATTTGTAGGTGATTTCCTGTACAACTTGGCTCATCTCCCCTGACAGGGCGTTCCTGACAGAGCTGTCTAGCCTTCGGGTGTAAGGGTTTCTGCCGTTGTCATAATCAACAAAAGAGATCCCAGACCTCCCCAGCTCTGTTACCGCTTCCCTCATGGCTTTGTGATAGTTAATGCGGTCTTTATCGACATACATTTTATTAACCATTTTTGTTATGGTTTTTTTGTAGGTTTCATTAGTGGTTGTAGACTTTGCCATAATAGCGTAGGTATTCATTACTTTTTTTAGCATAGGGTTTACGGAGTTCCTATAATTTTTAAAAGGCGATAGTTTTTTGCCTTTTTTACTCCCTATTTCCTGCCCTTCCTTGTAGGTTTCCGCCGTTATCTGGCTAAACATGGCCTCTATATCATGCATGATGTCAATATGGGCCTTTCTTAACAGGGTAGAGAGCTTTCTTATATCAGCCGCTATGGCTTCCCTTACTTCAAGCATGGATGTTGAGACTTTCTCCATGTTAAAAAACTTCTTTATGGTCTCTCCGATGCGTTTAAACCACGCGAATTCTACTTCTGATATGCGCTTGGCTATCTTTTCAACCCAGCTATCAATCAATTCATCAATACTGCTCATGGAAACACCCCTAGCACTGGATCTTTGTATATCCCGTATCTTAGATAGCCGTCTTTGTACGCTTCATAGACCAAAAAATCTTTAGGTATGAATACGGCCCCTTCCTTGTTCATGTCGTTGCTAACCCCAGATAGCATATTCAGGATTATAAGCGCCCTTGTCTGTGAACAGCCCACGGCTTTAGCCAGCTCTACTTTCCTTATGGGCCTAGGGTGCATTTTCCTGAAGAATTCTTTGGCTTTGCCTATCTCCTCTACATTTATGTTTCCCCTTCCTGTCTTCATTCCCCCCCCCCC